AGGACGTGGAGATATATAATCACTACATATACTTTTACAGTTTGTCATATCTCTCCCTCATTTGTAAGCTTCTCCTAATCTTAATACATTCTGGACAAAATATTGCTCGTTCATATGGAAGTGGTTTTGCACACATTGCACATACCCATATTTTCTCATGCCTGCAAGAACCACACCTATACGTGTGTTTTCTACGAAACTCATTTACACAGTTTAAATTGGAACAGTTAATATCTGGCCACATCCCTTGCAGTATAATGCCCATTTACCCTTCTTACTGAACGTCTACAAAATTTATTACATTCTGGACAGAATAATGGTTTACCCTCTCTCCATTCTCCACAATGAGTACAATAATTATGTGTTGCATATTGTGACTGTTTACGTGGTATGCCTTTAATTTGAGCCATATGATATTATGGATAAAGAGTAATAAAAGTTTATCGTTTCTTATCTCTGACTTCCCAAGAGTCAGGTATGTGACAATGGATACTACAGAAATCCAGGTAATCAATTCTGCATATCCTACAGTATACTGGATTCTTGTGTGTGAATTTGTTTTCTTCCTCTTTCTCCTTTGTTAGTATTGCAGATATTACATCTAATTCTTTCATAAAAGCCTCAAAGTCTTCTTCAAAGTCTATATCCAAACCCAACTCATTCATAATCTTCTCAGTACATTCTATGGATATACCATATGATACTTCGGGTTTTGTGCCTCGTAGCACATCATTGTCTGCTGTACCTTTGTAGTAGGCTACGACTATGAGTGCCTTTTCTTTGGGAGTAAACATCCTATACTGTTATGGTTAGTTTAGTATAAATACCTTTTTTAGAAATCTCTGAAACAAAATACTATACGTATACTTTCGATACATATATATATTACACACTATTATTAGTAGATTAGTAGAAGTTAGAGTAGATAGCCTATTATTAATTAGAGAAACAAACGCATACTATACGTATAGTTTTACAAATCTCATTTTATTTTTTTTAAGAATAAAAACATTTATATAGTAGAACACCATATAACTAATGGTTGTCAGGGATTACCCTTATACGGTAGCCCTCTTAAACCATACGTTCTAGTTCGGGGAGAAAAGAACGTACGATACGTCATTCTCCCATTTTTTTATAATAAGGTTTTTATAGTATGAGCCAATCATATCAATGTTATGACTCGTACAAGAGGCCCAGACTTGTCTAAAGAGTTTAAATCATATATATTCAATCAATGGATGTTCTTTGGAAAAAACGCCTACCAAATAACTGAAACAATAAACAAGGACACCAAACTAATGTCACAGTTTGGAAAGACCACACCTGCTGGTGTTCACTATCATATTAAAAACATTGAGAAAGACCTGGAAGATACAATATCAGAAGATGCAATGGATACATACATTGGAGAGTTTATCAGGGCAAGAACAGGATTTGAGAATGATGTTGCAGATGTTGAGGACTTGATGAAACATGAGAAAGAAAAAGGACTAGATGATATGGATAAGGATCTATATCTAAAGTTATCCAGGTTTAGACATGAGATTAAATTAGATTCATTTAAAATGCTACAAGACTCTGCATTACCATTACAAGTTAAGAAACTTAAAATGGAACGTGCAAAGTTACGACCTCCAAAACCAACAGCAGAAATCATAACTAAGGTGGAAGAAGATGGGGAAAGGATTAGCGAATAGAGAAACACACCAAATCCTGGCAGATGCAACTACTAGAGACATTCCAGAAGTTCCAGAAACCTTTTGGTGTTATGACTCTCTAAGTAAACAATCTGATTGCTGCTTTTGGCATTACATATTCTATCCTAATGGTGGCCCTGAGAGGGATGGACTGTTTCATCCCTGTTACGAGTACGAAACAGATATACTTGAATCCCTCAATGAAAATAAGTGTATTGCAGTATATAAAGCTACAGGGTTAGGACTTACAGAACTTGTGTTGTTATGGATCTTATGGAAGGCATTAACTGACGACTGGTTTAAGGGTAAAGAGGCAATGGTAATTACTGGCCCAAACGTTGATCTGGCACAAGACCTTATTAGAAGAGCGAAAACCTTTTTAGTTAAGAGAGGTGTAGGATATGTAGATCATGGAGCATACGAAATGGAAGTCAACGGAAGCAGAATCAAATGTTATCCGTCAAATAACATCCATTCAGCAAGAGGTAAACCAAAGGTTAGTGTCTTTTTTGGAGATGAGGCAGCATTCTTTAAACTCAGAGATGATAGCATTGTTAGGACAGTCGGAGAGAGATATATTGGAAAGTCAGATTCTTGGGTTATTTGGGTATCTACAGCAGGAGAAGAACCATCAGGCTTTTTTTATGACATTATGCAAGAACCTGAACGAGGAGCAGAAAAGACAATTTATAAAAGATTCCACTTCTATGTTGAAGCTGGTCTTAAGGTTGATCCGAAAACAAAAACTTCAATCTTTTCGAAAGAGTACATAGACAAGGCAGCAGAAGCTCGTAGTTATGCTAGGGAATATCTAGGCGAATGGGGAAAGAATGTAGGAGATATATTTTCTCCCGAAGGAATTGACTTGTGTTGTAATACTGAATACAACTGGCAGGAAGCAGATGACACAAATGATAGAGTGATTGGAATTGATCCTGGATTTGGTAGTTCTGAATTTGGCATATGTGTTATACAAAAACGAAAGGGAAAAAAGTCAATAATATATGCAGACTCTTTTGAGAGGGCTTCGTACATTGATACTGTAAATAAGATTAAATCATTATCTGAGAAATTTAAAACTAAACGTATATTTGCAGATTCGTCTTGGCCTGAAGGAATTAGAGACTTGAGGGATAAATATTTTATGAACGTACAAGCAATAGCATTTAATCAGTATGGCGAAAAGATGTTAAACTATGCAGCACATCATATAGACTTTCAAAAGGTTGAGATACATCCAAGATTCAAGAAATTGAAATCACAACTAATGACAATCAAGTATAACAAGAAAGGTGGCACAGATAAAACTAGACAGAACCCCTTTGATCTTGGAGATGCTTTTCTGCTTGCCCTGTATTACTATAAGATGGGTTCAGGTACTTTGGCAGGGATCGGTTAGACTTTTTCTTTGGGGTTAAATCACAAATAAACGCCTTATGATCTCCAATAGTCATTATAGGTGTAATACCATTCATTAATGCAATATAAAGTATAACATTAGGATCTCCATTCTGTCTTAACATCTTCATACATAACTCATCTGGGTAGTGCATTGGCCATGTAACTATCTCATATAGATGTAATTCTTGTAATTCGTCTAATTGTTTGTTACGAACAACTGTATCTCCTTCTCCATTAGGTGCATCTATCATAACTTCTTTATTAACCACAAAGTATATAAACGTTAAATGGCTCTATATCTAGATTTAGACTATAACACATGGGTTAGAAAGGACTACACCGACAGTACAGCTTATGATATTTCAGGTACTGTATACAGGGATAATACATTTACCACAGCAGAAACATCACTTGATACTTTCACAGGAACATTTAGATTGATAGACCAAGAGGGAAAATTGCTTTTCTCTACTACATCAGGTATAACACTCAACTCAGATGGTACATTTCTGATGGCATTTGCAGATGGTAAGACACCATTAATAACAGGAAACTCCAAAGTACGTTTATTGCTTGAGAAATCAGGTTCTAGGTTAACAGCAATAGGCGTAAACGGTTCAGATGAACTATTTTTAGAGTGGGATTAATTATACTTCCTTTTGAGACAAAAACATACAAAATAACATGGTTTCTCCTATTATTAGAGGCAATGGAGATGTTATTATGCCAAAAGGATCAGTTTTACCAAAACAGGCACAAAAAAGCCCTAAATATGAGGGTACTATCAAGGTTATAGAGTCATTTACTACCAAAAGTGAGGTAAATGTATCAGATTATGAATCAGAACTAGCTCCAGATAGGCCATTCATTGAAACTTTAGATGCAATTAATAAAGATCCTAGATTAAACCTATCAAACGAGACATATATCCAAATGATACTTGGAAAAGGACTTAAAGTAACTGCAAAAAAAGAAAGTGTTGCAGATATGGTAACAGATTGGTTAGATGAGATAAATTTCCATGAAACATTAGAAGATGGTCTATATTCCTATGTTGGAGTTGGTAATTTAATTTATGAGAAAGATCCAACAAGTACAGAGTTCTTAGAAGTACCAATACAAACAATATCAAGTATAGTTAGAGACAAGAGAGGGAACATAGCATATTATTTACAACACGTTAACAATAAAGATATTAAACTAAGACCACAAGATGTCATACATTTCAAATTAACTAATGTAGCAAGAGAGCCATTTGGTAGAGGACTACATCATAGTGTATTAGCAGATTATGAAGATCCAAGAACAGGAGATATTTATGATTCTCCACTTATCCAGATGAAGAAGATGGAACACGCAATGCCTGAGATATTCCACGCCTATGCAAGTCCATTAATGATGTTCCAATTCGAAGATGCAGGAGAACAATTCATTAAGACTCAAGCAGATGCTTTGAAAAAGGCAAAACCTGGAATGAAGATAGTTACAGATAAACCATTCAAAGTAGAAAAGTTCGAAGTTAATGGAAATGCTAAATTTGACGGTTATATTGAACATATTCAAAGGGATTTACTAGAGCCTGGATCTAAATTCCCATTACAATTCTTCAATGCAGGTTTTACTGCTAGAGCAGCATCAGAGTCAACAGATTCCGTCCTAACTCGTAAGGTTAAAAGAATACAGGAACGTTTGGCAACTCAGATCAAACATTTCTGTATTCTTCCATACCTTAAAAAGAGAGGAAAGAATGTTAAATCAAAAGATATTCAAGTATTCTTTGAAACACCTCAGAAACAAGAGGCAACCATACAGGACATCATTACTACATTTAGAGATAATGGTATCAGAAGATCAGAGTTAAGGAAATGGCTTATTACTAATACTAATATACCTGTTAATCAAGAAGATATGGAAGATGAAGCACCAATAACCTCTGTAACCCCAACTAATCAATTAACTGACACTAGAGATACTGAAGAACCTGAAAAAGAAACTTCCGATAACGAGAAAGATACTAATGAGAAATTGTTAGAGATGGTAAACTTGAGAGCAGAATTAGATAGTGCAGAAAAGAGGAAGAATACTAATGAAATACTAAAGTTTATCAGGAGTCTTAAAGATGATTAAAATATTTACTGATAGGGATACTAAAACAGTAGTAGAATCTCTAGATTTAGGTAGAGTGTCTCTAGGAGAGACTTTCAAATACACTATGTTTATCAAGAATACAGATACTGAATGGCCAGTACATAATATTAAGATAGAGAATGTAAACCCTGAATTAAGATTCGAAATTCCTGAAATGCTTAAAGCAAATGAAGTAAAGGAGGTACACGTCTATTGGACTCCAAAACTAGACAGTAGAAAACCACTAAAAAGTGAGTTCAAGTTTTCAGGCGATGTATACATTGGCTAATGGCACACCTAGAATTAATAACTGAGTCAGGAGAATATCTAACAACTGAAAGTGGTTCACATATTACAAGTGAAGATGCAATATTACCACCACCCAAACTAACTGGAAAGAAACTATTAGCATTTCCTGAAATAAATCATGTTCAAGGCAAGATAAGAGTAAGAGGAAATACAAGACTACCACAAGGAAACCAGGTTATCACTATTAGAGCTAGTTTGGCACAATTAGTAGCAGAAGGTATGTCTTATTCTGGAATTATAAGTACGGTACATGACGGTATTTTAATAGGAACATTCACAGTACCAATACAAAATAAATCCTCATTAATAGGATCTATGAGTAAGAACACTACTACAGAATCTATAATTGAGGGTAAAAAAGACTATGATAAAGTGGTTAAACTATTAGAAGAGGTATTCCTTGAACTTTAGCTATTTACAATTATCAAAATAATTCAAGTGAACAAGTGAACAAGTGAATATACACTTGTACACCTGAAAACTAAAAACTATTTTGAACTGTTAGATTCTAAAAAGAGATTTTTGAAATTACTTCTCTATATTAAACGGAGGACAATATTAGCATGGCCGAGCGTATAGCAGGGATTGCCCTTATGCCTAGAGAATCTAGGAATGGTATATTTTATGATATTGAAGAATTAAAGAAATTTGACGGTAAACAAGTACCTCTCAGGATTGAACATCAACAAGATACCCATATAGGAGAGGTCACGTTCTCATTTGATGAAGAAAAAGCACAAGTAAGATACGAGGCTACAGTATTTGACTCTGAATGGCAAGCAATTTTGGATAATGAACAGTTCCAAGTATCAATAGGAGCTTCTGTATTAGAACAAAGAGAATTATGTGATGCAATGAGAGCAAGATGTCTTAATGCTCCTGTCTTAAATGAAATTTTAGAATTATCAGTTGTTAGAACACCTGGAATACCAGAAAGTACATTACAAGTAATTGAAAAACAAGAGCCTGCAATAGAAAAAGATGTTCATGATATTAATACTTCCATTAAACAAATCATTCAAACTCAAACTATGACAGAAGACATAAAATCTGAAAAGATTGTAGAAAATGTCGAGGAAAAAGTCAAAGTAACTATCGAAACCGATGGCGAAGTTGAAGTCGCAAAACCAACTAAAGAAGAAGCTCCAAAAGAGGCAACTCCAGTAGAAGCTCCAAAAGTTGAAGCAACTGAAAACATTGCAGAACGAATTGAAAAATCTAATGACAAAACTCTAAAAGCAGTTATCGAAACTGTTAAAGATGTTTGGACACCAAAATCCGAAGTAGCAGAATCAACAGAGCCACAAGGCTATGTAGAGGAAGCATATACTGAGGAAAGTGCCACAGACTTCTTAAACAAAGTATTCGAGACTGGTTATGGACGAATGGTCATTGATAAAGAGGGATGGATTCAATCCAATACTGGTTTAGAACAACCAAATGGTAACGGTTCAGTACACGAAGCAGTTTCTACCTCTGGAACTATTCCAGGTGTAAAACAAACTTCAGGTATCTCTGTTCAATTAGGTTCTAAAACTGCAAAACCATTAAGACAGTTTGGTAAATTCCAAGCTATCCCAACTGGTCAAACTACTGCAAGATTCTACAGAATCACAGTACCAGATGCAGGAGCAATTACTGAGTCAACAAGTACAGATATTACTGCAACAACTCACACCCTAACTAGCGTTGATGTGACTTGTTCTGTAAGAGGTTGGAGACAAACAGTTTTGAAATCAGAACTCGAAGACTATCCAGGAAGTTTCCTTAACGCATTAAGAGAAACTGCAAGATTGGAAGCAGTCAGAGATGAACACAAACTCATTGTCGAAGACTTGGCAGGAACAGATCACGACTACGGTGGCGTTACTACAGCACCATACCACATTAGTGGAGAAGATGGTTCAGCAGTAGGAGACACATCTGCCGAAGATGCAACAGGAGAGTTTGACGAAGACGGTCTAACCTT